GACATTTACGTCAATCCTTGGCGTTTTGACATCGCTCGCAATGCTGCTCTTGCTCTTATTCCCCGGTCTATTGATATATGTATCTCGTTGGATTTGGACGAAGTTCTAGAGCCGGGGTGGAGGCGCAGGATTGAGGACGTATGGGTTCCCGGTAAGACCACGAATCTTTGGTATTACTTTGACTGGGGCCACAATATCCGGTTCCCCTACCGCAAAATTCATAGCCGCCATGGATACCATTGGCATCATCCCTGCCATGAGGATTTGCGGATTGATGGGCGCGTGGAGCATGTCACGGCATGGTGCCCGCACCTGCTCGTGTCACATCACCCGGACCCGACCAAAAGCCGTGGTCAGTACATGGAAATGCTGGAAGTGGCTGTCAAAGAGGATGCCACCGATCCGCATCATTATTTTTACTATGCCCGCGAGTTGACGTTTTATCGCCGCTGGGACGAGGCCAAGAAGGCGTTGACGACCTATCTGGGCATGAACGCCGCCAGCAATCAGAACGAGCGGTGCTACGCCATGCGACTCATGGGTAAGTCATACGCTGAGACTGGTGACACGGCTCAGGCTGAGAAGTGGTACTACATGGCTGCTGGCGAGGCTCCTAATACTCGCGAGCCGTGGTGCGAGCTTGCCATGCTTATGTACCGTCAGCATCGGTGGGAGGAGTGCTTTGCGGCCTCCATGCGGGCCCTGAAGATCAAGGATAAGCAGCTTGTCTATACCTGTGACCCGGCGGTTTGGGGCTACTGGGCGCACGACCTTGCCAGCATTTCAGCTTGGCGGCTCGGGCTGACAGAAATTGCTCTTGAACAGGCAAAAATTGCGGTCGAGATGGAGCCTAATGACTTACGTTTGGCAAAGAACTTAGAGTATATTCAAAACGCAATTCAGGCGCAGGGGGAGAAAGCGGCATGACGTGGATTTTCAGACCCTATTTAACGTAGCGGCAGGCATACTCCTATCGGCTCTTGGCTGGTTTGGCCGTCAACTTTGGGACGCGGTTAAAGAACTGCGTTCCGATTTACACAAGATCGAGACTGACCTCCCACGCAATTACCTCGCCAAGGACGAGTTCCGCGAGGATATGCGTGAAGTTAAAGCTATCTTGAACGAAATCTTTCGCAAGATTGATGATATTCGTGACAGAAAGGCTGACAAGTAATGGCAACCACAGAAGAGAAACAGGCCAAAATATCTGAAGATATGGCCGCAAGCGCGAGCAAAGGGGCTCTGGTGGAGAAAGTTGTCTTCGCAGGCGTCCCCATATTGTTCTCATGTGTCGTCTACTTGATGAACAGTTTGTCGTCTGCCAATTCAGAGATCATCCAGCTCAAATCTAAAATTGCCGTGGTGGTCAACTCCGAGAACAAAGCTATTCCCCCGCAGGGTACGACCATCGACATGGCTGTGATCCGCGAGCAGCTTAACGACAAAATCGACAAAGTTGAGCGAGATGCTGCGCTGGCGCGAGCCGCAATGACGCTGGACCGAGAGAAATCTATGGCTGCGATTGAAAAGTCACGCCTTGAAATGACCGCAGATGCGGCTCAAGCACGGTCAGCGATACGCTCCGATGCGGCTTTAGCCAGAGCTTATCTTGAACAGAAGATTGCTCTACTTGAGCGTGAAATTCAAACTCTTAAGCAAGGGAAGTAAGCCATGAGAATGTCCGCAGAAGGCTTGGCGCTGGTCAAGGAATTTGAGGGTCTTCGCCTCAAGGCGTACAAGTGCCCGGCAGGCGTTTGGACGATTGGTTACGGCCATACATCTGCGGCTGGTGAGCCTGAAGTTCGTGAAGGCATGGAAATCACCAAGGCCGAGGCTGAAGCTATACTTAAGCGCGACATGGTTCAATATGAAGCTGGCGTTGAAAAATTTGTAAAGGTCAAGATCACGCAGGGTCAATTTGATGCTCTGGTGGACTTTGCCTACAACGCCGGCGTTGGCGCTCTTGCTAAATCTACGCTGCTGAAGAAGGTCAACGCTGAAAAGTTTGACGAAGTTCCCGCCGAATTTATGAAGTGGACCAAGGGTGGCGGCAAAGAGCTTCCCGGCCTCGTGCGTCGCCGGCGCGCGGAGGTCAAATTGTGGCGTGATTTGGAAACGGAACAGCCAGTTTGCAATGACGAAGCGCGTTCGGAGCCCGACTTGCCGGCCCCGAAGAAAAGCATTGTGCAGTCGAAAGAGGCTAATGGCGCGGTAATTGCCGGTGGGGCTGGCGCGATTGCGGTGGTTCAGGAGGTTATGCCCATAGTAAAAGAGGGGGGTGACATCCTGTCCGCCATGAGCGGCACGGCGGTTGTTTGCCTCGTCATCATGGTCGCCGCCGGCGCAATCTGGTATTTCCGCAAACAAAGGCTTGATGAGGAGGGGGCATGATCGGCTTCTTGTTTTCGCCTGTTGGGCGCTTCCTTTCGGCGGTCGGCGGGGTTCTGCTCGCCATCGCTGCTGTTTATGGCAAAGGGCGTCGAGATGCCCGGCAAAAAATGGAGGCTGAGGCCAATGCAGATGCTCTCAATCGTACTCAAGCCGCAGTTCGCGCTGGTGACGCTGCTGCTACTGATGCTGCCCGGCTGCGCGACAACGACGGCCACCGTCGCGACTAATGCTTCAGCTTGCGCTGTTTGGAAGCCTGTAAGCTGGTCGAAGAAGGATACCGACCAGACAATTACGGAAATCAAGGTCAATAACGCTCGGCGCGAGGCTTGGTGCCACGACGCCAAATAAATGCTAGAATAGGCCGCTTGCGGGGTTCCTATGACTACAGGTCTTTCCTACGACGGCACTGTCGCCGACACCAACAGCTACATCACGCAGATCGCTACCTTGGCTGTTGTCGAGGAAACTGACGCTGCATTTTTAGCGATTCTTCCGCAGATGATTACCTATGCGGAAAACAGAATATATCGTGACCTTGACTTCTTGTTCACCTCGACCTCGGTGACTGGCTATAGCTTTTCTACGGGAAGCCGCCAGCTTACGATCCCTGAAGGGACAATCGTGGTCAGCGAACAGATCAACGTCATCACGCCAGTCGGCCAGAACAACCCGAACTCGGGCGCAAGAAACCCTCTTCTGCCCACAACGAAAGAGTTTCTCGACGCGGTATATGGCAATCCGTCAGTTACCGGGCTCCCAAAGTATTTTGCCCCGTTCAATGACAACCTGTTTCTGGTTGGCCCGTATCCGGACCAGCCGTATTTTGTCGAGATCGTTGGCACCTACCGTCCGGATAGCCTGTCGAGCAGCAATAAAACGACCTTCGTTAGCCTGTACCTGCCGGACCTCTTCATCATGGCCAGCATGGTCTATGTGTCGGGCTACCAGCGCAATTTTGGGCGGCAGTCGGACGATCCGCAGATGTCGCAATCCTACGAAAGCCAATACCAGACGCTCCTGCGCGGCGCAGCCATCGAGGAGGCTCGCAAAAAGTTTGAGGCGACCGGCTGGACTTCTCAGTCTCCCTCTCCTGTTGCTTCTCCGTCGAGGGGTTAATAAATGCCCCACGCTAGTGTAAAGCTCCTTCCCGGCGTCGATAAAAACAAAACGCCTGCCTTGAATGAGGCGGGCATTTCTTCGTCGCAACTGATCCGTTTTGTACCTGACCGGACGTTGGGTGGGCTGGTTCAAAAGCTGGGCGGCTGGCAGAAGTTCTTTAATACTCAGATTAGCTCAACTGTCCGGTGCCTTTGGGCATGGCAGGATACAAATGATAATTCGTATTTGGGTGTTGGCGCTGAGCAATCTCTTGAGGTAATCAAGAGCGGAGGCATCAATCCAATTACACCGGAAACGACTGTTGTAGATGTCATACCTGACTTTACGACTGTTGCGACACCTACGCCTTCGAATGTCGTTACCGTCGTAGACGCTTCCAGCACGCCTGTCGATTCTTACGATGTAGTTTACATCAAAACGCAGGTCAGCGTTGGCGGATTAATTTTGTTCGGTCTTTATCCTTGCACCGGCAACGGAACTAGCACCTACACAATATCTGCTTTTGATGTCATCGGTCAGCCCGAGTTCCCGACCTCCGATGTTACAAGCGGTGGGACGGTTCCCCAGTTTATCACCACGGCTGGTAGCGCAGATGTCGATGTAATTCTGCCTGACCACAAATATACTGTTGGATCAACCTTCCCTGTGCTTGTTTCAACTACGATTGGCGGCATTACTTTGTTTGGAAATTGCACGGTAATTAGTGTTTCTCCTCCAAATGATTTCGTTATTCGCGCATCAAACTCAGCTACCGCGAACGACAGCTTGTTCATGAATGGCGGCGACGTTCGCTTTGAATATTACAACAACATCGGTCCACTTCCTCCGAATCAAGGTTACGGCACTGGTGGCTACGGAGAAGGCGGATACGGCGCAGGGCCTGCGGTTCCGCCGGCAGGCTCTGGGACGCCCATTACTGCCGTTGATTGGACGTTAGACAACTGGGGCGAAATCTTAATCGCGAACCCTCTTGGCGGTCCAATCTATCAATGGTCGCCGACGGTGAACGACCCGGTTGCGTCAATCATCGCTGGAGCGCCTCCCGTCAATAATGGTTGCTTTGTGGCGATGCCGCAGCGCCAAATTATTGCTTATGGATCGTCATTCACAGGCGTCATTGACCCGCTTCTGGTGCGGTGGTCTGACGTTGGAAACTATGAAATTTGGTACGGTACTGTTGCAAATCAGGCCGGCTCTTATCGCATCCCAAAAGGTTCCAAGATTGTGCAGGCCATTCAGGGTCCGCAGCAGGGTCTTGTTTGGACTGACTTGTCCGTTTGGGCGATGCAGTATGTTGGCCCTCCGTTTGTTTACAACTTCAACGAACTTGGTACGGGCTGCGGACTAATCAGTCGAAAGGCTGCGGGTTCCGTGAATGGCATCGTGTACTGGATGGGGCAGAGTCAGTTCTTTAAATTGTCTGGAAATGGCGTCGAGCCTATCCGTTGCCCTATTTGGGACGTTGTATTCCAAGACCTCGATACGTCTCCGCAAGCCCTCGACAAAATTCGTTTTGGCGCTAACTCGCGCTTTGGCGAAATTCGTTGGGAGTTCCCAACCATTAGCAATGGTGGCGAAGTAAGCCACTACATCAAATACAATATCCTTCTCGACCAATGGGATTATGGTCAGGACACGCCTGAGAACCCTTATGTTGCGCGCACCGCTTGGATTAACGAAAGCGTGCTTGGGCCTCCAATCGGGGCTGGTGCAAATAGGTATATCTATCAGCACGAAACTTCTCCTGATGCTGACGGTCAGGCGATGTACTCTAGTTTTGAAACTGGCTACTTCGTGATGGCTGAAGCCGATGTCAAAATGTTTGTTGACCAAGTTTGGCCTGACATGAAGTGGGGCTATTTTGGCGGCACTCAAAATGCGACCGTTGGCATTACGTTTAAGTATGCCGATTATGCCGGTCAGACGCCCATATCAACGACCACATTTAACGTCACACAAAACACTACTTATGTGACCCCTCGTTTTCGTGGGCGTTTAACGGCAATCCGGCTTGAAAGCTCTGACCTCGGTACTTTTTGGCGCATCGGTAACATCCGCTATCGCTTTCAGCCTGACGGGAAATTCTGATGGCCTCTCTTGATGACATCCTGACAACGCAGAAAAACGGTGTAGTCGCCATCAACGGCTACATCGCCGCGCTGTTGCGATCCCAAGGCACATTCACTTCGACAACCGTTACAGCCGACACTCTAGTCGTTACGGGTCGTGGTTATCTTGTATCGTTTACCGTTGTTGTCGCCGGCAGCGCCGCCGGCTCTATATACAACGCAAGTTCGACATCCTCTCCCCTTGCCAGTCAAAAACTATGCGTGGTTGGCACGACTGCCGGCATATACCCGGCTGGCCTCGTGTTCACCAATGGGCTTGTGATTTCGCCCGGCACGGGTCAGTCCATCAACGTCACCTATTCTCTGGGGTAAGCCATGCCGCTTAAGAAGGGTTCATCTCAGAAGACCGTTAGCTCGAATATCAGCGAGCTGATTGATACTGGCCGTCCCCAGAAACAGGCGGTCGCGATTGCTTTAAATGTGGCTCGTTCTATTCGCCCTAAGCACGCTACAAGTGGGCGCGCGAAGCTGCCTAATGTGAATGATCTTCCCGAAGAATTGCTGGGTTTAGCCCCGCAGCCCAAAAAGCTCCCGCATGTTAACTCGCCCAACGTCGATCAGATGTTTTGGATTGAGGAGCGCGAAAAACGGAAAATGGGAGGCGAGACAGTTCAGCATCATGTCGGCCCAATTCACAGTCCTGTCGCCGGCAGAACTGACCATCTTCCGATGCACGTTCCTTCGGGGTCTTACGTCATTCCCGCCGACATCATTTCTGCGATGGGCGAAGGCAATACGATGGCGGGCTTCAAGGTTGCCAATCAGATATTCGGTGAACAGCCTTCGGGCCGCTCTGATGGAGAAGCAGTCCCGATTGTCGCGGCTGGCGGCGAATATGTGATTCATCCAGAGAACGTTGCCAATCTGGCAAAGGGCGATCTGGATCACGGGCACAGGATTCTGGACTCGTTCGTCAAAAAGATGCGAGCAAAGACAGTTGCGACGCTTAAGGCCCTTCCTCCGCCCAAGAAAGATTAAAATTTGGCAAATTCACCATGAGCTTTTTTTGCTTCTTCACAGTAGGCTTGATGTGCTTCTTCTTTAGAGAAAAAGCATCCTATATATCTTACCCTCCCATTTGCAGTTATTTTAGCTTCCCAGCATCTCCCTCCCTCTTTTATCCAAGGAAGGAGGCGAACGCCCTTAAGCCCGTGTTTGTTGGTAGTTCTACTGTTGGCCCTATTTTGGCCGTTTGTTGCTTCTCTCAAATTTTCAAATCTATTGTCTGTTTTGTTCCCATTTATGTGATCCAACATTTTTTCAGGAAAACGGCCAGTCACATACATCCAAACAATTCTATGCGCGGCATAATGTTTGCCGTTTATTTCAAGATTAATGTATCCTCTACGGTGAAGATGCCCGGCTTTGGCTCCAACCTTAATTTTGGGGCGCGGAGATTTCCAATACAGGCATCCTGTTTGTGGATCGTAATTAAGAATTTGGGTGAGTTCTTCATGGGTAATCATGAATCAAATTCTACCCGGTTCCGTCTGAGACTACAAGCGTGATTAACAGGGGGATAGCGATGGCAGAAGAATTGTTGGTGCGAATAGGCAAGCCGGAAGATGTCGATGACATCATGGAGCTGGCGCTTTCGGCGTGCGATGAGAACGGATTTGTCGAGCCAAACCCTGCCAAACTCCTTAACGAAATCTGGCCTGCTTTAAATCTGCATTACGGCCTTGTCGGCGTTATTGGCCCAAAAGGCGCAAAGCCTGAAGGTGCTGTTCTTCTGCGAATTGGCGCAATGTGGTATAGTGACAACGAGGTGCTTGAAGAGAAAGCCATCTTCATTCACCCGGACTACCGCAGCGCCAAAGGGGGGCGGGCGCGTCGGCTATGTGAGTTCTCTAAGCAGGTGGCCGATTCGTTGGGTATCCCATTGATAATTGGCGTTCTTTCCAATGACAGGACTGAAGCCAAGGTTCGCCTCTATGAACGTCAATTCGGCAAGCCGAGTGGTGCGTTCTTCTTGTACAACGCCACCACTGGTGGTTGGAAAGACGCTGCGGAGTAATTTAAATGGGCGGCAAGACAACTACTGCAACGCAATCGGTCCAGATTCCTCCGGAGGTTATGGCCCGATACAATGCCGTAAACGCCCGCGCAGAGGACGTAGCGTCCCGCCCATTCATCCCCTACTCTAATGATCCAAATGCCTTTGTGGCGGCTCTTACGCCGTCACAACAGGCTGGCATCGAGAACATTAACGCTGCCGCAGGCATGTCGCAGCCGTCCTTCGCAGCCGGCCAGAACATGATCCTTGGTGGTCTCAGCCAAGGCACTCCGCTGGTCCAGCAGGGGCTCGGTCAGGGTCAGGCCCTCACCGGCAACGCTCTTGATGTCGGGAGCCGTTTTGGAGCCAATGCCGAGCAGGCTATTGGGGCCGGCATGGGTCCGGTCAACGCCGAGCAGTTCTCTGGGGCGCAGATCGACAAGTATATGTCGCCCTACATCAAAAACGTGGTCGAGGCTCAGCAGGCGCTCCAGCAGCAGGAAGCCGAGCAGCAGCGTTCTGCCATGAACACCCAAGCTATCATGTCGGGCGCTTTTGGCGGCGACCGTGGCGGAATTGCTCAGGCCAACCTCGCTCGTCAGCAGTCCCTCGCCAATCAGGCCACCCTTGCGAACGTTTTGCAGGGCGGCTACGGGCAGGCTCTGGGCGCGTTCCAGCAGCAGCAGGGCGTCAATTTGCAGGCGGGTCAAGCCAATCGCGCAGCCATGCAGAACGCTGCCAATCAGCTTGCAGCCCTTGGCCAGCAGCAATACGCTCAGAGCCTTGGCGCAGGTCAGAACCTGTACAACATGGGTCTGGGAGCCGGGCAGGCGCTCTATGGCATGGGCACCGGCGCTGGGCAGGCATATGCCGGCCTTGGCGCGCAGGCCGAACAGGCGGCGCTCAATGCTGGTCAGGCGCAGATGGCTGCGGGCCAAATCCAGCAGCAGACGGATCAGGCGGGTAAGACCGCCATGTACAACCAGTTCCTCCAGCAGCAGGGTTTCCCGTTCCAGCAGGCGCAGTTCCTTGCGAACATTGCGATGGGTACGGGCGCTCTGTCTGGCAACACAACGACCACGACGCAGCCTTCTGGCTGGTCTGACCGCCGCCTGAAAGAGAATATTCGCAAGGTCGGCGAAACTTATGACGGGCAGGACATCTACGCCTACAACCTCAAGGGTGAAAAGCACACTCAGCTTGGCCTGATGGCTCAGGAAGTCGAGAAGCACACGCCTGAAGCCGTTGGCGAGTCTCAGGGCTACAAGACCCTCGACTACAAGAAAGCCACTGATGACGCCGCTGAGCGCGGTCATTTCGCCTCTGGCGGTCTGGTGCCGTCCAGCATGGGTGGCGCTGTCTACGAGCCCGGCGCGTTTGCTCGCGGTGGGTACGCCGATGGCGGCTATGCTGCGGGTGATTATGAAAAGCTGCCCAACGGCAACTATCTGGCTCCCGACAGCTCTGTCCTGACGCCTCAGCAGTATCAGTCGCAGTATGGGGTGGCAGCCAACACGCCGTCACCTAGCGATCAGATTGCAGGTCTATACCAGAGCAAGTTAGGGCGCACTGGTTCGTCTGACGAGTACAAGTATTGGTCAGACCTTATGGCCAGCCGTGGTCTTTCTGCCGATCAGATTGGCGATGCTATAGCTAATTCTGAAGAAGGCAAAACCTACGCAACTAAGCAGGCTGACACGCAGAGCAAGGTCGCTAGTGGAGATTTGATGGCGACCGGCATCAAGGAAGCGCCTTATCAAGAAACGCTTAAATATAATCCTGCTGCCTTCGCTCCTCGCGCTCCCATTACTCGCAATGCGAGCGGGTTTGCTGCGGCGGCTCCGGGCTCCAGCTATTCTTCGTTTGCACCCCCAACGCCATACCTCCCCCAAAATACATATACGCCTCAAGCCACCGGCAAGGGGCCGGCGACGACCAGCAGCTCGACCCCGATGGCTACCGGCAAAGGACCGGCTCCGACCACCAATGCGCCGAGCAATCCCCTTCCCCCACCGCGTTACGGCTCTTCGGTTCAAACTCCCGCAGCCACGCCTACTATTAGCGGCAAGGGACCGGCTACTGTTGGCTATCCCGGCTCTGGAACGTCTATGCCGACCGCGAGCGGAAAGAGCCCGTCTACCGCTCCTGCGGCTGGCAAGGCTTACGGCGGTCGTATCGCCAAGCAAGGCGGTGGCGCTGCCCTTCTCCAGCAGCTTGCGGCCCAGCACGCAGCTCAATACGGACAGATGCCCGGCGCTCCCGGCGCGGAGCCTTATTCGCGTATCAAGCACACCTTGCAGATGCCCTCTGCGGAAGCTCAGCGTCGTCTGTCGCCGGGCTCCCTCCCTGCCAAGCCGCAGGGTGGCGTGCAGAACGCCATGAACATGGGCAAGAGCTTTGCTGATCTCTACAAGAGCGGCAAGCAAATTAAGACTGATATTACGGACCTTCTCAAAACGGATACTAAGCCAACTGTCGCGGGCGGCGAAACGGTCAAGACAACTCAGCCTGCTGCGGCTCCTGCCGCTGCTCCTGCGGGCGGGCAGGGCGCTGATCTTATGGACCAGACGCGCGATTCGACCCGCAAGCTCAGCATGCTTGGTAATGAAGATGACGTTTCCAAGTTGAGCAACGACTACGAAATGCCGACTGTTGCCGGCAAGGGTCCGTCTACGACTGACTTTGCTGCTCGTGGTGGCCGCATTGAGCGATATGCCGGCGGTAGACTTGG